ACAATTCAAATAATTTCATAATTTTAAAGTTTATTGAACCGAAGTTTTTTTAATATTAATCTACAGTTATTTAACGTAGAACCCTAATGGTCTAAATTTAAGTGATTTATTTAAGAATTCAGCCTCGGTTGCCCCTCTTTCTAATTGTTTTGTTGATGAAAGTCTCTCTAATCTGGTATCTAATCGTTCTAGAATTGCCTTTCTTTCTTCATTACCTTCACTAAGTAATGAATCATAATCCATTGTTCTTTCTGCCTCTGGGGGACCCACAATACCACCAAATTTACCTCTTGTTCTACCCAAGGCTCTTTTTGCCTCAGCAATGAATAACTGTCGTATTAGTGTCTTAGTTGGCTCATTAAATGTTGAGTAATCTAATTTAGCTAAAGGCACTTCATTTGGTAATTTTATAATATCTGGGTTGTCTTTTCTACATTCATCCGCATCACCATTCGTATCATAATAAAAATACCATACTTGGCATCCAGTTAAGTTGACCGAGCTTGGATTACCAGCAATACCATGTCCAAAGGTAAATTTAGACCCTGGAGTACTCAATAAATGTAAAAGTCTTGTTCCGTTTGGACCAGCAGTAAGCTTATAAACCAACTCACTTCTAAGTAGTCTGTTCTTTAGGTTTAAATCGGATGCGGTTAATAAAATATCATATGCTGGTGATATATAATATCCACCATTTCCACCAAAACCATATCCACCACCACTTCCACTACCAAGTTGACCATATCCACCACCAAACCCATAATCAATCCCAGCATAATTAGCAAACAATGCCATTTGTGTTGTTGGGGGTGTAATCCATAACACTTCATTAACCTCTCTACCAGCTGGTATCTCATATACCTGTCTACCAGATTCAATGTCTATATAATCTTTTTTTAATTCCCATGGTCCTCTGGCTTGAAGACCAACTTGTTTTGAATATGCATATGTATATTGTGTCATAAAATCGAAGTCTCTAACACTTAATGCAAAGGCCATATCTGTTGTATCAATATTCTTCCCTAATAATGATTGCCATTGATGTTCAATGAGCCATTCTTGTGTATATTGTGCATAATCTTCTATAGATATTTCTAATAATACACATAACATATCATCGGTTAATTCAATTTGTCTCAATGGGGCACCCATTGAGACCCTAAATTGTTCAAACACTCTTTGTTTATCTTCGTTACTTACTGGCATAATATAAAGTTTTATTATAAATATTTGATTTATCGTAAAACTTTATATTATTTAACTAAAATAAATTATAATAAAAACTTCTTGGTGAGTTTATGTGCTTCGGTTATTGATGTGAAGCTAACATCTGGAGATAGAAGAGTGTTATTAACTAAAACAATAGGTACACTATCTGTTTTACCAATTTTCATTATTTTATTGGTTTCTTCTTGGTTTTCATCAAGGTCAATATCAACATAAACATAATCAATATTATCCTTATCAAATGTTTCCATTAATTGTTTACAAAATGGACAATCATCAAAACCATAAACTCTTACTCTATTCATAATTATCAATTATTTCATTAAGCATTATTTCCATTGCTTTTCGCATGGATTCATCATCATCTATTTGTTTAGTATTTATGATAGAATCAATGACAGATTGTTTCTTTTTAACAGTACCCCACATTATTGTTGATACAGTATTATTAAATAATTGATAATAGACTGTCACATTGTTTTTTTGCCCTATTCTGTAGCTTCTATCTTCTGCTTGCTCATTATTACCAGGAACCCAACTAAATGAGTTAAATATGACATATGTGGCTTCTGTGAGGGTGATACCAACACCAGCTGACTTTATATTACCAATAAAGACCTTTATATTATCATTTTGTTGGAAACTATCGACTGAACGTTGTTTTTCTTTATCACTCATTTCACCATAATGAATAACACATTTATTACCAAAGTATTTATCAAATTCCATTAATTCATCAGTAAAGTTTGTGAATATTATAACCTTATTGCCTTGTTCAATGATATTTTCAGCCATGTCTATGGTTAATGGTATGGCCTCCATTGCAACAAACTTTCTTAATAGACCAAGTTCAACCATATCTTTTGGTGGAATACCTCGTTTCTTTTGTTTTGCCCTCTCATCAAGATATTCTTCCCATAGATTTTCATAATTTTTTCTTTGTTTTTTATTTAAATTATGGTAAACTGGTGATATGTTTTTTTCTGGCATATCAGAAATATCAGTCTTAAGTCTTCTTAAGTATAAATTCTTAGTTTTTAATGCAAGTTCGTCTAAGTTAGATGCACCATTTGTTAACCAAATTTTCTTCTTTCTACCATTTTTAAGTGTTGTTGTGATTTGTCTACCTTCGCAATATCTTTGAACATAAAATTTCCAATTATCAGCCAGCGGTGATTTTATTAATTTTAATAAGTTATAGAAATCCATTGGTCTATTTGCTACTGGTGTTCCACTTAAAAGCCAAACTTTTTCAATACCATAACTTGTACATATATCTTTCATTATACTACCTCTTATGCTGTTTGAGTTTTTAAGATAGTGAGCCTCATCTATTATACATAAGTCAAAGTTTGAGCTAACAATATGTTGATTATCCCAACATAAATCATCTTCTGAAAAGTTTTTACCTGGGATTTCATGAAAGTTTTTTAACAAATCATAGTTAATTATTGTGAATTTAGCTTGTTCCCATCTTTTACCATCAATTATTTTTGTATCATAGCATTGTAGGTAGTGTATTTCCCTTTCCCAATTTATCTTTACGGAGGCTGGACACACAATAAGAATTCTTTCTGCACCAGATTCTAAAGCGGCAATAATACTCATTACCGTTTTCCCAAGCCCCATATCGTCAGCTAATAAGCAACCATTTCTTGATAGGAGAAACTTTACACCTTCCTTTTGGTGTTCATATAGTGTTCTACCTATAGTACCATCACTGAGTTCAAATGTATCTAATTTCTGATATTTTTCAAAATCAACATCAACTTCTATTTCTTCATAATATGGGTCATCAAGCAATTGTGTTTTTGGTATGAAGTACATTTCACATTTTTCTTGATTTCTTTTTAGTTTACCATAGACATGAAAAGCCTTATCGGTTTCACCAAGAACATATTCTATTAGGATTTTTACTGGAACAAATGAAATGTTTTGACTTTTTTTAAACTCATTACCAAGATATTCAGTGATACCAACTATTTTATTTACATACTTTGGTTCAAAATTATGATTATTAAGTATGTAATTGGTTTGATTTTGAGTTAGTGTTATTTTTTTATTTTTAGTTAATCGATGCTTAAATTTTTTTATGTAGGGATTTTTACCTTCATAATTTTCAAGTATCACTATAACACCTTTATCTTTTATATCATCCAAATTAATCAAATTATTAATAAATTAAAAAAAAATATTATATAACAAATATACACATAAATTGACAAAAAATCAATAATTCAACAACAATTTAAATATTTCAAATATTTATTAAAAAAATATTATGTCCAACAATCGTATACCAATAAATAGAATAAATAAATTTTTTTCTCAAGAAGATTTTCAACTGGAGCAATCCATGTCCCGTGAATCCGTTGAGGGTGATGGGAACTTTGTTATTGTATTGTATAGGGTTGATAGAACAATGACATCATCTGATGATATTTATAATGAGGCTGGTAAGGATGAGATTAGGTTTTTCCCACCAGTTGAGTTAAGGGTTGTCCCTATTCTTGCTGAGGCCGAAAATAAAACATATAACAGTGGACCTGGGTCACTTAGATACTTACAAGATGGTCAATTCACATTTGCCATTTATGAAGAGCAACTAAGCGAATTAGATGTTGATTTAAGTTATGGTGATTACGTAGGATATGCTGTTAGTGAAACAGATGTTAGGTATTATTCGGTAGTAAATGATGGGGTTAAAAATTACGATAATAAACATACGATAATGGGGTATAAGGGAGTATATAGGACGGTATTATGTGCCGCAGTAGATGAGAATGAGTTCCGTGGATATTAAAAAATATAATTATGGTTAACGAAGAAATAAACAATAAAATATAATTATTATGGCACTCCCACACGGGTTTAGAAAAAATATAAAAATAATAAAGGATAAAGTTGGTGTCGAAAGAAGACAAGAAATACTTAATGATATTGATAAGAATGGTACTTATCTACCTAGAGGTGTTATGTATGAAGATATGGATAAATCATTTATTGAATTTGTAGAAAAAGATTTAGAAATTGTAATAAATGGTGAAAAAGTCCCCGTTATATTTTTAACACTTCAAAGGTGGTCTGAATTTAGTAAAACGTGGCAACATGCAGATAAATATAAAGATATTAAGATGCCTTTCATAACAATAGTTAGGCAACCAAACCCCCAGGTTGGTAAAAACCAAGCTGGATTATTCAATATTCCAGGTAGAAGAACTTATACATATATGAAAGTACCAACATTTGCTGGTGGAAGAAAAGGTGTTGATTTATACAAAATACCTCAACCAACATCTGTTGATATTACATATGAAGTTAGGTTATTCTGTAATAGAATGAGAGACTTAAATAAGATAAACGTAAAAATGCAACAAGCATTTAACGCTATACAATACTATATAAGAGTAAATGGACACCCAATGCCTTTGATATTAGAAAATATTGGTGATGAAAGTAATATAGATGATTTTGAAAATAGAAGATTTTATGTTCAACCATTTGAGATAAGGCTTGAAGGGTATGTATTAGATGAAAATAAGTTTGAGGTTATTCCAGCAATAAATAGGGCGTTAGTTATGACAGAGATTAGTGATACACCAGTGCTACCAAAATTCACCACAAGTATTAATAAATCCGAAGGTAGTGTATTTCATAATGTAATATTTAAACCACGTTCAGAACCAGACTTTATCTTTGTTTCTGATTTTGATTTAAAATATACAAATATAACTAATATTGAAGGTGCAACAAATATATTATTAAAGGTTAATGGGGTTGAAAAATTGAATGGGTTAACAATTGGTAGTAATATAATTATTAGTGCTGGGGATAGTATATATATTAAGGTAAGTAGAGATTTTTATACTACTGCTAAGTTCACATTAATAGGTAAAATAATATGAGTTGTAACAATAATACACCAAACGTAAATAAGACATTTATAATTAAACCATCAGTATTAACTGGTAGTACTACTCCTGTATTGAGTGCATGTACTAGTATGTACACAAATTTGGTTCAGAGTTGTAGTGGTGATACTACAATAACGCTAGGTACTGGTCTTGTAACATTTAATAGTAATATTAACGTTCAATCAATTACAGCAACCACGATTGAAGCCACAACCTATTTCTCTGGTGGGACAAATATTCTTGATATAATAAATCCCAATAATACATTTGTGACAGGTGGAACATTTAATTCTAATACAGATATTATATCATTAGATAGAAATGATGCAACAACTGTAGATATAACTGGGATAACAGATAGTTTTACGACTGGTGGAACCTATAATAATGGAACTAAATTAATCACATTAGATAGAAATGATGGTAATAATTATACTATTGATTTAAGTACAATTTCTGGTGCCACAACAAACACATTTGTGAGTGGAACAACGCTTTCTGGTAATATACTTACACTTGAAAGAAATGATAGTGTTGACCTAACTACAGACTTAACCCCCATTGTTTTTTCTGGTGGTGTTGGTAATTGTATTGCAGATTTATATGTCACAAATATTTATGGTTGTTCACCAATAACCATAAAAGATAATTTAATTGTTAGTGGTGCAACAAACCTACAAGCTAGTTCTTTTTATAATTTAACTGTTAGTGGTTCTAACCCTAGTGAAATCACAAATGTCGCATATGTTACTGGGTATGTACAAACCAATGAAATATATTCTACAGGTGGGACATATAATTCTAATATTTTAACAATTAACCGTAATGATGGTGGGTTATTTAATGTAACCATAACTGGAATTACCGATACATTTGTTACAGCAACAACACTTAATTCAACAACACTTGAACTTGATAGAAATGAAGGTTTATCAACACTTAGTGTTGATTTATTACCAGTTTTAAGTGGTAAGACTGATTTAACCTTATTTAACACATATACTGGTAATACACAAATAATACTTGACACTAAGGTTGAAAATGGTTTAAATGTTGGTGGGGCAAATGAAATATTTAGTGGAAAATCTGGCACAACACTAGTATTTAACACAATATCTGGTGGTTCAAATACAACAATAACACAAGTTGGTAACATACAAAAAATTGATGTTGCTGTACCATCATCTGAAAATACATTTGTAACGGGTGGAACATATAACTCAAGTACTGATATTATAACATTTAATAATAATAGCGGTAATACATTTAATGTAACTGGAATTACCGATACATTTGTTAGTGGTGTAACATTCAATAATGGTAATTACCAATTAACAACTTCCAGAAATGATTCCACAAATTTTGTTACTGACCTTTCTATTCTTTCTAGTGATGTTAAGGTAACTGGTGGGACATATAATATTAATACTGGTATTATAACATTTAATAATAATAGTGGTGGCACATTTAATGTAACTGGGTTAGCAGATACTTTTACAACTGGTGGAACATATAATAATGGAACTAAATTAATCACATTAGATAGAAATGATGGTAATAATTATACTATTGATTTAAGTACAATTTCTGGTGCCACAACAAACACATTTGTGAGTGGATTCACATATAATGATACAAACACGTTTACGATATCAAGAAATAATGGTGAATCAGATTTAATTGCAACAATTAATAGTGTAACAGGGTTAACGATTAATGGGGATTTAATTGTAACTGGTGATACTAATGTCAAGGGGTTAACGGGCACAAGTGCATTATTTTCAGCTAATACAAGCCCGATATTAACATTAATTGGCTCTGGCACAACAAATCCAATATTTGATGTTCGTGGTTCAAATGGAGAATTGTTTACGGTTAGTGATACTCTTATAGGTTCCTTATTTGCGGTTAATAATATATCTGGATTACCAGTATTTGAAGTGTTTTCTGATGATATAATAAATATGGGTTCATTTATGGCACCATCTTTAAATACAACAACAAAAACAGTGGCATCTGCTGGAACAACAAACATTTATTCAATGCCAATTTCGGCATACACTGGGGCGTTTTTTGATTATACACTTGTTGGTAATGGTGGTGCTAGGTCTGGTAATATTATGTCGATATGGAGTGGTACAACGGTAGAGTTTAATGATGTAACAACAAATGATATTGGTAGTAGTACTAGTGGTGCAACCTTTAATGTTTCAATTTCTGGAGCTAACGCAACTTTAGCAATATCAGCAGTAACTGGAACGTACACAATAAAAACAATAATAAGAAGTATATAAATATGTCATTTAGATTTTCACCAAAAATAGTAACAGATGGTTTGATATTTTATTTAGATGCGGCCAACAAAAAGTCATACCCAGGTAGTGGCACATATGTAAATAGTCTAATGGGTGGTGTTACGGGGTCAGTTGAAAATGGTGTAGGGTTTAGTTCAAATAATAAAGGTTATTTTGAATTTGATGGTACAAATGATTATATAAACTTAGGTCATGGTGATATATTTAGTTTTGGTGATGGTAGCAGTGATTCACCTTTTAGTATGTCAGCATGGGTTGTTATAGACCAGGCAGACTCATTTACCATAGCAAACAAATTTGATTACCCCAATTATAAAGCTGGTGAGTGGCAATTTTATTGTGCGACTGATTCCAAACTTTATTTGGTGTTATATGATGAGTCCGTTGGTTCATACGGTGCATATAATTACATATACACTGGAACCTTAACATCCTTAGAAGGTCAATGGTTAAACATAGTTGGGACGTATGATGGTCGTGGTGGTGCTTTAGCATATAATGGATTAAAAATTTATATAAACGGTGTGGTGCAGAGTATAACTACAGCAGCGTATGCGACATACGTTGCTATGCATAATACTGCTTGGGACACATATATCAACAAAATTGGTAGCTACTATAGTCCTGGTAATGTGGCAACATTTCAAGTGTATAATAAAGAACTATCGACATCAGAAATATTACAAAATTATAACGCATTAAAATATAGATTTGGATTATGAGTACACTAGAAGGTGGTGGTAAAATAGTTACTGATGGGTTGATTTTGTATTGTGATGGTGCAAACCCACAATCTTATATTAGTGATGATACTATATGTAATGATTTATCAATAACACAATCTATTGGCACATTAGAAAGTGGTGTGACTTATGATACAGATAATAATGGTAGTTGGGTATTTGATGGTCTTGATGATTATATAGATTTTAGTGACACTACACTTGATTTAGAGCGTACAGATGTGTTTAGTTTTTCTACTTGGGTATATTGTGATGTATTTTTAAGTAGTGTATTAACACCCATTTTATCTAAATATTCAAATCCACCAGCACGGGGTTATCATTATAGTGTCTATGAAGACCCCACTCTCACTGGTGGTAACCCATATCTTAGGTTTGATTTACAAAATAACGGTGGATTGAATGGTATTATTGTGTGGGGTAGTACAGCACTATCTACGTCAATGTGGTACAATCTCACAGTAACATATAATGGTAATAGTGATGCATCTGGTGCCACCTTATATGTAAATGGGGTTGCCGAATCACTATACATACGTTCCAATACCCTAAGTGCCACCATAAACTCAACAGAAACTTTTAAAATTGGTGGTGTAGTAACGCCACTTAGGGTTTGGAATGGTAAAATACCAATCGTTAAGGTGTACAACAAAGAACTATCAGTATCAGAAGTATTACAAAATTACAATGCAATGAAATCTAGATTTAAATAAAAATATTTATATTTATTAATAAATAAAAAATTATGTCACACATTTATGAACATAGAACATTCATGATATTTAATATATCTGAATCGGAAAAAATAAATTTTAATGAGGTCTTAGAAACTTCAATGGATACTGTTAGAAAGTCGGTTGATTTAACAAAAACTTTTGTTAAATGGGAGGGGGGTACCCCACCTTCAGTTTTAACACTTACAACAGGTGAGGGGCCTTATAATTATAATGAAATGATTGCCTTGATGTCAACCCCAGAATGGCAATCAGATGATATAATATCTTAATTATGAGTGGAGTAGTGAGTAGTAAAATAGTTACTGATGGTTTGATTTTGTATTATGATGGTGCAAACCCACAATCTTATATTAGTGGTGATACTGTATGTAATGATTTGTCGATAACACAAATTACAGGTACATTAGAAAATGGTGTAACTTATGATACAGATAATAATGGTAGTTGGGTATTTGATGGTCTTGATGATTATATAGAAATGGATGAATTTTCATTCAGTGGTACACAAATTACGGTTAGTATTTGGAATTTCGGTGAAAGGGTGGATAAAAAACAAGGTGTATTTGTTATTGGTACTACCAATACAGGTGCTGGTGGAGTCTATCAGCGATGTATAGCATTACTAATACCTTGGGATAATTCAACAGTTTATTTTGATGCGGGAGATGCAACTATACCTTATTTAACTGGTTTTGATAGAATATCAAAATTAGCTACAACAGCAGAATGTAATGGATGGCATCATTGGGCATTCACAAAAGATTCAGTAACGGGGAATCAAAGAATATATCATGATGGTAGTTTATGGCACAGTGAAACAGGTAAAACAATACCACTTATTTCGGATGGTCTTACTTCAATAGGACGATTTAAGGGTAGTTCGTATGAACATTACCAACAAGGAAGAGTTTCACAACTTATGATATATAACAGAGAATTATCAGCATCAGAAGTATCACAAAATTACAATGCATCAAAAGCAAGATATAATTTATAATATTTATATTCATATATTTTTTAATAAATAAAAAAAATGGAAAAACTTTATGAAACTAGAGAATACGCAGTATTTCATATCTCTGAGTTAGACAAAATAAACTTTAAGGAAGTTTTAGAAACCTCACCAACTACTATTAGAATGTCTATAGACTTAACCAAATCCTTTGTTAAGTGGGATGGTGATATCCCCCAATCGGTTTTAACACTTACATCAATTGAAGGACCTTATACTCATCTTGAAATGTTAGCATTATTGTCAACGCTAGAGTGGATGACACCCAATGATACACCTCCTGGTTAAATGTCAAGTAATTTACCACTAAACCCTATTGATTGAGAGTGAATTGATGTCGTTTTAAATACAATCCTAACATATTTATATATTAGGACTTAATTTCGTACCACCTATATTATAATATAAAAACTTAAAAAACTATGTTTATGGGGAATAAAATAAGAACATTTAATTTAAACGGAATATTAAAACAATCTGGTTTTGGTATCCCAAATCATATGGCACCAAAGGGGTCTGAATTTACAGATATAGATACAACTAACATATATACAAATGTAAATGGGGTAAGTGGGTGGAAGTTAATTAATTTTACGGGCACATCTGGTGCCAATACTTATATTACTGGTGGAACGTATAATTCTAATACAGATATTATGGTATTAAATAGAAATGATGCAACAACTGTAGATATAAGTGGATTAACAGACACTTATATTACTGGTGGAACGTATAATTCTAATACAGATATTATGGTATTTACAAATAATGGTGGTGGTACATTTAATATTAGTGGTGATACACAATATTTTGATACTTCTATGAATTTTGTACAAGATGCTACCGTGACAACTATTCTTTTTAAGGATGTAACTACAGGTAACATTTTAAGAGCAGAAGCAATTAACTCTATTCAAGCTGTTGCCAATGGTGTAGATATAAGAATTCAAAGAACAGGAGGTGAGGAGATATTTATTGATGCTCTGGATATAACAACAACTTATATAGATGGGGTTTTAGTTTCAGCCGTTTTGGCAACGGCAAAAATAGAATTAAACACTTTATTTGCTAATGCTGGTGGTCTGGTAGGAAATTTACCAGTATTCACTAGCTCAAACAGTATTGCACTTCTTTTGGGTAACACAATAAACCACATTTTTACGGGGACAAATATCGTAGCTTTAGAAGTAGACATAAGCACAACGGGAACTGTACCAGCTGGAGCAGTAACAAAACCCGACCAAGACCCTCGCAGAATAATTGGAGGAAGTACACTGCCAGTCGGGGTATATACGGTGTATGTCACAGCTTACAACTACTTTGGGCAAACTACGCAGACACTTACAATAACGGTTAGTAGTGCATTTACAAATACCAAAAGCTTTTGGGGTGGCACAACAGCGGCAAGTAAAAGATTTTTAACCGACACAACGCTTGGTTATCAAGTTTCAAGTCCTTTATTTAGGGCAAGTAATAGCACGGGTTTAGCCTCAGATTCTACAAAAGCTTGGTCTGTTGTATTGTGGCAAAAATCAGCAAATACAACAGGTTGGAATGCGCTTTTTGGAGCAGGTGCAACACGGCAAAATAGAACCTGGGCAGGGTTTGATGTGTATAGCGAAGGTGATGCAACGTATACAACAATTCGGATTAATTACGGGCACAAATGGAGCTATATTTATACAGATTTTAAATTATTAGGTACAAGTATTTTGGACTGGAAACAGATAGTAGTGACTTACAACGGTGGGGACACACTTTTCTCCACAAACCCAACGGGTCAAGCAGGTTCAGAAGCTTGTTTTCAAGTGTATGTAAACGGGGCAAATGTGCCTCAAACAACATCTTATAGTGTAACGGGTTTTGATGGGGCAATCAATGCAAATGGCTTTAGCGGTTTCCATGTTTTATTGAATCCACGCATTGCACGCACTCAATACGTTTCCTCTGTTTTCACATCTAAAGAACTTTACGTTGACGAGGTAGGTTTTTATGACTATACATTAACACCCACAAATGTTGTGGATATTTGGGATGGTGGAACGCCTCAAAGTTTGGATGGTATAACGGGAATAGTAAATCCAGTTGATTATTTTAGGTGCGGTGATGGTGTAGACCCAACAAATCCATCTAATACTGACCTTTTAAATTTTCCCGTTATGTATAACTATTATTCAGGGAGATTTAATATGGAGGCGCAAAACATGACTGTGGCCGACTATGTGTCAGATGTACCATAAATAAATTAAAACATTAAAAATAAAATATTATGAATATATTTAAAAAATTATATCATATTTTATTATTTTGGAAAATGAAGAAAAATGTAGATATAGAAATTAAAGTAGATGATATAATGTTCGTTAATATGAATAACGTAACAGTGTATATTCGAGCTAGTATTAAAACTGGTAAAGAAATTGAAACTAAACTACATGGTAAAATAAAAGTAATTGAAATAGGTGTCGATTGTGTGTTGTGTAAATATTACCCTTATAGTAAACCATACGTAGAAGCGTATATCATAATCAAAAATAAAGAATATCACAGAATAAAAAATAATTAAATATAAAACAACAAAGTGGGTGGTATAAGGAAAATACTTAATTTATCTGGAGGTGGTACAAGAATATCTGGTCTTGCTGGTGCTTGTGATTACATTTTTAATATTTTAGGGTATAGACCAACAGATATAAGTGGTATAAGTTCTGGTGCTATATTAGCCATACCAATAGCTTTGCGTAAATGGGATATAGTAAGGGAGTTTACACAAACATTCACAATTGATAATATATTTGATAAAAAACCAATAAACGGAAAAAATAAATTAAGTTTAGGTGCTAGGCTTAGAGCAATATTTGGACATTCGTCATTTGGGACACAAAATAATTTATTATCAACCATAAATAAAATTGTATCTGAAGAAGAGTATAAAAGATTTCAAAATGGTGATTTTCCAAATGTTTGGATTGGTTCTGTTGATTTTAAAAGTAGTAGTAGGTTTATAGTTAACATAAAAGATGAAAAATACACATATGATGATTTTTTAAAGTTAATTAATGCATCAGCAAGTATACCACTTGCGGTAGAAGGTGTTCATTTTAATGATATGATATTATATGATGGGGGTGTTAGAAATCACATACTATCACATTGGATGTTAGAAAATATACCAAATGTGTCAGAAAACATTTCAATTTTTGCAAGACCCAAAAAATATGAACATGTGTTAGATAATAATTGGTGTGATTGTAATATTGTATCTGTTTTTACTAGACTCACTGACATAACAGCAATAGAAATTAGTAAAAAAGATGAAATAGAAGAAAATTATTTAATAGAAATAATTAATAATAAAAAGACCCATAAGATTAAAAGTAAACAAATTTTCATACCATATGTAATTAAAGAATTATATGGTGTTAATCCAACAAAGCTTAGAAAATTATATAATTTTGGTTTTAAGTCTGCCACAAATGCATTAGTGGGTTGGTGATTATTCTCCGTAAATATCTTTTGGTTTAATGCAATTTTTTTTTATCAAAGTTTCAACATATGCAAACATCTTTAAATCATTTTTTTGACAATATTTTTTTAATATTGCATGTGTTTTTGGTGTTATCTTTAGGTTTTTAGTCCTTTTCATAAGTGTTTTATTAATAAGTATGACAAAAGTAAGAAAAAAGTCACACTATTTATGATATTAAAATATCATAAAAAATTCTTTTGGTTTTTTAGAACATATTTATTATTGATGGGTCGGTTCAGTGGCCCTAGAGGGGTTAATCCATTCAACAACCAATTATATACTAATATATAAGAGGACTGAACAAACATATTGAAATAATAAACAAATTAAAAAAAATAAACAATGGCAGATAAAGTATTTGTGAGCCCAGGGATATACACATCAGAAAGAGACCTAACATTTGTAACACGACAAGTTGGTGTTACAACACTTGGTTTAGTGGGTGAAACAACACAAGGACCAGCTTTCCAACCAATTTTTATTGGGAATTATGATGAGTTTACTTCGTTTTTCGGAGGACTTAATGCAACAAAAATAAAAGATAATGGTGCACCAAAATATGAATTACCATATATAGCAAAATCTTATCTTTCTGAATCAAATCAATTATTTGTAACCAGAATTCTTGGGTTTTCTGGTTATGATGCTGGGTTATCTTGGGGTATTACACTTGATGCAGCACTTGATGTTACAACTACAGGAACAACAGGTGGTGGACTTACTGGTGGTACGTTACTAACATATACAGCAACAACAGCTGGAACCGTTACAACAGTCGTGTCAGATGATGCATTGATACAATCATTATGGGATAATAGTCTATTGGATAATCAATTGGCATTTTTGGGTGTTTCTGATACTGGAACATCTAAGTCATATGGTGCTATATTCCAAAAAGTAGGCGACACATTTAGTGGTGCAACATTTGATATAACAATAACAGAGTCAAATTACCCAGGTGTAGGTGCAACAATAACTGGTATAACAACTGGTGCAACAGTACACTATTCTGGTACTGGATATTCAACAGTTGAAAATAAATTAGTGGCATTACTTAGAAGTAGAGGTAAATATGATTCAGATGAAACACTTAATTTTGAAGTTACTGGGTCAACGGATATTGGTTTTAACTCAGCTATAACCGAAGCAGAAACGGCACCAAAAGGTGATTTTGGTATAACTGGAACGTCCACAGTTTCGGGTGCATTTAGTTATTCATTATCATTTGATACTACAAAGAAAAATTATATAACTAGGGTGCTTGGTGTAGGTGCTAAAGATGGTAAAACGGCACTATTTGTTGAAGAATTATTTGGTGGAATGTTTGGTGATTTTGTTGATGATGAAAAAGTTAGAGGTATCAATATATCATCATTAATTGATTATGAGGATTCTTTTGACGAATACAAACAAGAATATCAACCAGCAGTAACCCCTTGGGTTGTTTCTGAACTTAGAGGTACAAATCTTCTTAGACTATTTAGACTTTGGACAATATCTGATGGTAATGCCGCCAATAGTCAATTTAAGATTTCTATTAAAAATATAAGACTAGATTTAAAAGAGTTTGATATTGAAATAAGAAGTTATGCGGATACAGATGCTAAACCAATTGCGTTAGAAAGATTTACAAGGTGTAGCATGGACCCAACATCAAATAATTATGTGGCTAAGAGGGTTGGTACGCTTGATGGTAATTTTGCATCAAGGTCTAATTATATACTTGTTGAAATGGAAGAAGAGTCTGATACTTCAGATGCTTTCCCAGCTGGATTCTTAGGGTTTCCTATAAGAGACTACCAAGCGAACTCAAATACAACAGTATTGTCACCAAGTATTGAATATAAACAAACTTATGGTGCATTTGAAAATAAAAGAAAATTCTATTTAGGTCTTTCTGAAACAAAAGGTATTGACCAGGATTTCTTTGACTATAAAGGACAACCAGATAGTGATTTAACACTGTGGACAGGTCTTACAAAGGGTTTCCATATGGATATTGCCGCTACTGGGGCAACGATTGACAACGTTGAAATTGTTATTGATGCGAGTGGTAACACATATAGTCCAGTTTATCTTTTTGACACTGGTAATGCTCAATTCAGAACAGAAGATGGTGTTGAAGGTACTGCTTATGAAAAAATATATGCAAGAAAATTCACATTTGCACCATATGGTGGATATGATGGATGGGATATATATAGAACTAGAAGAACCAATACAGACCCATATACAATTAATGGTACCAGAGGTGTTAAGGGGGGACCAACATCTGGTGGTGGTACGGGTGCCTTTGCTAGTAGAGCATTAACTAATGGTGACAATGGTATAACTTCTGACTATTATGCTTACTTGGAAGCTATTTGGACGTTCCAAAATCCAGAAGCTGTAAATGTTAATGTATTTGCAACTCCAGGTATTGACACATTTGAAAATACAAATCTTGTTGAAGAAAGTATTGAAATGGTTGAAGAAGATAGAGCAGATTCATTTTATATTGTGACAACACCAGATACTGATGCTTCTGGAGATGTATTGCTACCAGATGATGTTATTGATACACTTGATAGCCAATTTGATAGTAACTATACAGCCACATACTGGCCTTGGATTCAAATAAATGATGCCGAAAATAATGTTTTTATATATGTTCCACCAACAAGAGATGTTGTTAGAAACATAGCATTAACAGATAATATTTCATTCCCTTGGTTTGCCGTTGCTGGTATACAAAGAGGTGATGTTAATGCAATTAAAGCTAGGAAGAAACTAACACTTGCTGAAAGAGACACACTCTATGAAGGTAGGGTTAATCCAATTGCAACATTTGCTTCTGAGGGTATTAAGATTTGGGGTAATAAAACACTACAAATTAAAGATACCGCCCTTAATAGAATTAATGTTAGAAGACTTCTATTGCAAGCAAGAAAACTTATTTCAGCTGTCTCAATTAGACTATTATTTGAACAAAATGATGATATCGTAAGAAACCAATTCTTAGGTCTTGTTAATCCAATCTTAGATAACATTAGGTCTGAAAGAGGTCTTACTGATTTTAGAGTGGTTCTTGACAACACCCCAGAATCTATTGACAGAAATGAATTGTGTGGTAAAATCTTCTTAAAGCCAACCCGTGCTTTAGAGTTTATATCACTTGAGTTCGTAATTATGAACACTGGTGCTAGTTTTGATGATATATAAACAATAAAAAAGCCTATTAATTTAGGTTTTTTTATTTTTATATCATATTTATTGTTATATTAAATTATAAAAATATTATTATGAAAAGAAAGATTAAGATTACTGAACAACAATTAAATTATATTGTTGAAAATATTGTTAGAAAATCTAAGGTTAACCATAAAACATCTAAGGCTAAGTATTTAAAAAGTTTAAAACAATTAAACGAAGAAACCATTGATGAAGAAATATTGGATGAAGGTGTTAAGGAGTGGGTTGCAATAGCACTTATGTTATTCCCTAGTTTAAGTAAAGCTGGTGCAGTTGAAGCAACAAAGGCACTAAACCAATCGCCAATGGGTAAAGAAATGATTAAACAAGCTAAAGAGGATATTGATAAAGGTGATACATATAGCATGGCTCAAGATACATCAAAACCAATTAGAGGTTATGACGTATCTGGAGTAGAAACCCAATCTGGTAAAGTCTTAAATACATTACAAAAAGCTAACCAATTAGATGTCTTATTTTCACAAAATGGACTTCTTAAGAAATTTATTCCAGAACATATTTTACCAAATTACGGAGATAAATATAAGGATGTGATAGACGATTATAAATCAGACCCCAAATCTTTTTCATGGAAGAACCATTTATCAGTTTTGCAAAAAGTTCTGAAGGATATGGCTGAAGGAAAAAATAATGTAATAACAACTGAGACTGGTGAAGAAGCAATAAGGTTTTTCAGAGCAGAGTTTGGTGAAGATGTTATTAAAACGTTCCAAGGTTTTTTCCCCACCAAGTATTACAAAAATCTTGAAACAGGCAAAACAAACTCAAATGAAGATGGTTATTTAGGTGATGCTACATTGGAGATATTAGCTAGGACATTATCAGCTAGGATGGACCAAGTTGATACAGATGATAGTACGTTTAAAAAAGGTAAGGGTAGTAAAATTGACATAAAACATCCAGAAAACATAAAAACACAAAAACGTGATTAATACTGGTAGTAATTTTTAATCATCATAACATATTATTGATAAAATTTTGGTCCTTTTAGTTATTATAACCTATTAGGACCAAAATTTTATATGGTTCTAAAGTTTGTTTTGTAACAGCATCAAATGTTTCAACATCAAAATATGTCTGTTCTGTAAATATTTCAGTAGTGAAAACTACAAAATTAAAATTTTCAATATCGTTTAAATTATAGTAATCAACATCTTCTTGGACATATCTTTCTTGAAAATCATCATCAATATTATTTAATACGTATTTTAAAAATTCTTCATCGGTTTGACTTGTGTCTGACGTATATGTAGTGTAGAAGTAAGCCACATCCTTTTTCCCCACTTCATTTACTTCAAAGAAATCTGAAGTAAAATATAGAGGACTATTTGTCTTTTCATCATATGTGGAGTAGCAAATACAATTTGTTTTTTCCATATATTCTTTAATGTAGTGGACTACAGCATTTGATGATGTATCGAATATAGATTCTTCACCTACAATGTGTCTAACCACATTTAAATTAGATTGCGTTTGACTAAATAGGTTTGTGTAAATAACACATGTTAAAACAAAAAATAAAGTTCTCATATATAAAATTTTAATTGTTAACAAATATAAATAATTTAAACTTTTAATATATTTTTTTCTTTGTAATAGTAGTAATCTACAATAAATATTTTACAATACCTAATTTTTATGAAAAAACTTTAAATTTATATGTTATTGTACCACAATCATATATCCTATATATCTTCCTTTTAAGCATTATTTCACGTTCAGTGAGTTCTTTATTAAACCCATCCTTAATTAATAAATCCTTCCTATATTTAAATCTATGATGTCTTAGACCATTCACAATATAAAAATAATTTGGTTTTGAATTATGACTAAATTTAAACCCCAACACATCATATAGGTTTCCAGTTGACCATCTTCTGTCAGCGTAGCTAATTATTTCTTTTGGGTCGTACCCCCTAATGAAATTTTTAAATAGCTTAGAAGCCCCCCCAATCACCGTTAAATCAATTTTATTACAAAACCTTATTAGTTCATAGTTATCTTTTTTACTATTTAACCCAAGAACCTTTCTATAAGCCCCAAAAGTCATAATGCTAACCAACTCATCTTCATAATAAAGACCAAGATTATATTTTGAACCAACGGCACCTTGAATATGATTTTCATTAAGGAATTTTGTTTTATCTTTTGTTGGTACTTCTTTAACCTCACATTTACGTGCATATATTCGTCCCCTTGTTAAACCAAATAAATTTTTAAGCCTTGATTTAACAATATCTTGCTTATTAATCCATTCATCTTCAAATATGTGAATTAACTTAACACCCTTATCATTGCATAATTCGGTTTTATTTAAATGATAATCTTTATCAACGTATGATTCAGAATGCCAATAAAGACCATTATATTCAATTGCAATATTTTTTGATGGTACATATATATCCACCTCCAGCGGTTTAATTAATTCTCTATAGTTTTCTTCAAAAGGAATATCAAGAGAAATAATAAAATCTCTTAATTCTTTTTCTCCGATTGAAACACCAGATTTTTTGGGGTGGCAAATGGTGCATGGGTTACTGGTTAATAAATATCTATGGTATAAGACACTTCTGTTTATTGAATAATTATTACAACATGATGGACATTTTATATATATATTATCACCAACAACATTTAATATTTCAAGAGTCTTATATTTTTCTTTAAAGTTTATTTTCTTTTTATAAAAACCACATTGCCTTATATCTTTATTTTTTAGTGGTGTCGTAACGCCATACTTTTTTAAATTGGTTTCAGCTATATTTATTTTTGTTGACATTAATTGTGATATATGCTCAACACCATGCTTTTCAAGTGTTTTTTTCTTTATATATTCAACATCCTTAAATATATTATCAACACCATATTTCTTTAGGTTAGTTTTTTTTATCTTATTCTTTATATCATCTGAATGAGATGGTGAGACCCCACCATATTTCTTTTCATTTGTTTTTTTTACCTTTAATTTATGGCCTTTGCTTTTATTAGTACATTTTATTGAACAATATTTACCATAACCATCTCTAAGGGATTTCTTAAATTTTAATTTATTCCCACATTCACATCTTGGTATATTTTTAACACCATTAATAAAACACCATATTTGTTCCTTAAGGGTTATGTTTTTTAACTCTCCAGAGCAATGCGACAATATATTACCATATAATTGTTTATTATTTTTAATTAACCAATCTCGTCTAGTTTTATAACCAGATTTATTGTCATTTATAAAATATTCATAAAAATCCATATTTTTTTATTTTTAATATATTTATATATAAATTAAGTTGTTGAACAAATCAAACAATCAACACAAATATAATAATAAATATTAAAAAAACAAAAATTTTAAAACATTATGGCTGATTTATTAATGAAAATGCCCGTACCGTATGAACCGAAGAAAAAGAATAGGTGGCTTATCAGATTTCCTTCGGACTTGGGTATACAGGAGTGGTGGTTAGCATCGGCTTCTAGACCATCTATTACGCAGAATGAGGTTGAGGTTCAATTTCTTAACACCTCAACTTGGGTTTTAGGTAGATTTACATGGGAAAGTATTACTGTTACCTTCAGAGACCCTATTGGTCCATCTGCAACACAAGCGATAATGGAGTGGGTACGTTTACATTCTGAATCAATAACTGGTAGACAAGGTTATGCCGCTGGATACAAAAAAGATGTTGAAGTTGAGATGCTTGACCCAACTGGGGTTGTTGTTGAAAAATGGCTTCTTCAAGGTACAATGCTAACTAATGTTGGTTTTGGTGATTTATCAATGGATGATGATGGAATTGCTGAAGTAAGTGCTGATTTGAGATTCGACAGGGCAATATTACTTTTTTGATTTATATCTAATAAAAAAGCTTTATCAAATAAGACTTTTGCTTTATTTCTACATAATATATGTAGGTGTAAAGCAATTTGTTTATGGGAAATTTTAAATGTAATAAATGTGAAAAAGAATATGATAATTTAAAGAATTTAGGTAATCATAGATTTAAAAAACACGGAATAAAACCAAAGGATACATTCTTATTAGGTTTTGGGAAAATGATATAAATAATAATATTGATGATGTGATTAATAAACTTAAAAAATAAATACAATTTTAGTTTTAAATGAGAAAAGTAGACAAAAAAATAAATTTAAAGAAAGTTAATTTATTATTAGAAGAAAAATATATTAAAAACAAAGGGTTTATAAATGAAAATTTAACATCAGATGTTGATTATGTTAAATCAGAATTTAAAAAATTAGAACAAGTTTTACGTAATGGTAATGATGAGTTTTATAAAAAAGAAAAAGATATAATATATTATACTGGTAAACCAGATGGTGGAACATATGCCCCTGGTGTTGGAGATGCTTTTTATTGGGCTGAAGCGGCATTGGATAAAATAGCTTATATTGATGAAATTTCAATAGAAAATGGTGAATTACATATACCTTACTTTATTGAAAAACAAGGTTATAAATCAGATTTATTAAAAAAATATGATGAAATAAAAAATTTAGATGTAATTAAACTTCAATACCTATTATATAGATTAGATAGAAGTTGGTTTCATTTTACATCTACAGAAAGTACCACACATGGTTCTGGTGTTTTTTTATTTACAGATAGGTATTCATTAGGTGAATGTTCGTGTGAAGTGAATTTATATAATAAATTTAAAGAAATGATTAACAATTGGTTGATGAATGAATATAAACCAAAATACGAAACATTACAAAAATTTATTATTGATAAAATAAAATAAGACTTTTGTTTGGTTTTATACCTTAAAATACACGGTTAGGGCCGTTATAGCTATGGCTATTTAAGCACTCGTAAGTATCGCTACCTATGGGTGTTTTTATTTTATATATAGAGCATCTGCCTTCGTTCAGTCCACATTATATTAGATATAATTGGTTATTGAGTGAAAAACTTCCCCAACTTAGGGTTGCTGAACCAACCCAAAATTTCACCAATAAACAAATATACTAATTTTCAATCATTTTTTTTAAAAATTTCGATTGTTTTAGACTCTTTAATTAACTCGGTCCAATTACCCAAGTATGTTGTTGCTTTGACTGGTCTATTGTCTACCCAATGATAAGTTTGCCCATCCTTAATTCTTGGTTTATCCATTATGAGACCATGATATTTAAATCCATTATCTTTTAACCATTGTTCGGTTACTTCTCTATCCTTACTTTCTCTTGCGGTGAAAAATGTGATTATATTACCATCATCATACCATTTATTTAAGGTTTCTCTTGAATTTTTATAGGGTTTTGCGGTGGGAAATAAATGACTATCTTCATTTTTGATATCATCGCAAATTGTACCATCTATATCTATTAAAAATACTTTATCCATGTTTCTTATTTATTTGTTTTATATTATAATTGGTACCAATAACATAAATCTTTAGGTACTCTATAGAATTCATCAACTCCTTTTCTTTCGTAAGAGTTTATTGCTATTTTTTCTTTATATTTTTCCTTAAATATAACATCACTGTTACAGCAAACTAATGATTCGGTTTCCTTACATATAATTATATACCAAAAAGGTGTGGAGACCCATTTTGATTTTCTGGCTAAAAAAGAAACTGTTTCGAATTTAAATGATTTTTTATCTTTGAAGGGATAACCTGTTTTTGTTTCGACTTCAAAAAGATAAATTAAACCATTTTTATCGGCTTTAATGTCGATACCGAAATCTTCTTCTTTTTGTATTATATTATATCCCTTTTTTTTGAGCAAAGTTTTGATTCTTGAAATACCCCATTCGTTGTGCCTATTATAAGAATCTTGCCTAAATTTTGACGGTTTTGTTTTTTTAATATAAGCCATTGATAATTTTTTAAAGTGAATAATAAACATTCTTATTTATTTATTACATATATTTATTATAATAGTGTGAAATAACAATAAGTAAAGCTTTTTTATGGGTGTTGGTCATATTTATTTAATAATGAATACTAATTTTGAATATAAGATTGGTATGACAAAAAAATCTGTTTCAGATAGGGTTAAGCAATTGCAGACTGGTAATTCTGGTGAATTGAAAATCATTTCATATTATGAGGTTAAAAATTATGGCAAGGTAGAAACGTCATTACATAATTTTTTTTCATATAAAAGGATAAGGGGTGAATGGTTTAATTTAAATGAGGAAGAGATTTTAAACTTTGAAAAAACTGTTAGAGGTTTTGAAAAAGCGATAAGTGATTATAATTACGGTAAGGATAATATATTAATATGAGAAAGAAGAATAGAATACTAACTGAATCTGAAAAAAAACAAATACTTAAAAATAAGGAAAATTTAATTGTTGATAATTTTAGAAATGTTTTTAATAGGATTAAAAGAATTGATGAACAAGAATTAAATGAAATAAGTAAAATTACTTGGGAAAAATTAGCTAGGTCTTTTGGTGATAAATACCCTAAATTTGCTGAAAGAATTAGGAAACATAGTTCTGAATTGGGTGAAGATACAATTGAACCAATAAATTTAGTATCAAATACTAGAAATGAAGATACTACAACTAAGATTATCGTTTCTCGCCCATCTGATTTCTCTGGGGTAAATAGTGCACGATTAGAGGTTAAATTTAGTAATGCACCAGATGATTTAGATGAAGGTCTACTAGATTTTGTCATTTCTAAATCAAGATTATATATATACGATGACGTTGGGCTTATGAATATGATACCAGAAAAATATTCAGACTTAATTAATTTAAAAAAAATGTTTGACATTATAGGTTGGAAGTCAAGTAATTCGTGGAAACCTAACAAAAGAGAAACAAGTGAGTATGTGGATATCACAAAAAGATTAAGCATGAAAAAATGGGAAGAAAAGTATGATGATGATGAAAGAAATAGGGCGTTAGGGAAGGAACGAGAGGAGAATAAAAAGTGGCAAGATAAAGAGGAGAAGAAAGAGAAGGAAGAGAAAAGTAATAGAGAGAAAGGAGAAAGAGAAGAAAAAAATATAGAAGAAGAGAAGAAAAAACTGTTAGAAAATCTTGGTTGGAAGTTTACAGGGCGAGGGGTTGATATTAACTCAAATAATAAAGGTAACCTTAATAAAGATTTTATAAATAAAGTTGTTTCTGGTAAAGTAAATATAAAAGATTTTATAAATGAATTATTTAAGGCGAATAGGGGAGGCAGTGGTGTACGTATTAAACTTGATGATTCAGAAAATTTGGGACTAAATTTAGAATTATTAGCATACGTGGATAATTTAACTGAACTTGATATAATTTCAAAAATTAGTGTTAATATACCTAAAAGTATTAATAAATTAACTAGCCTTGTTAAATTAACCATACAATCTAAAAATGAAAGAATAAATTTACCTAACACAATTATGGGTCTTAAAAATCTTGAATATTTACGTGTTGATAATTTACAACAAATGTATTCTATTGAAGAGTTACCTAAGTTAAAAAGATTAGAGTTAGGTAATGGTAATAATTGTTCTATTGAAGATATACCACACACATTAAAAACACTTAAAAATCTTGAACATTTAAGTTTAACTAGTTGTCCTGTTGGGCGTAGTGGAATGGATAATTTAATTGCATTACCAAATATACAATGGTTAGGATTAAAAGACACAAACGTTCATAAGAATGAAATAAAATATCTTAGGGATAAACTTAAGGGTACCAAAATTATAAATTAATATGAGAAGAATAGACAGAAAATTAAACATGCAAAAGGTTAATTTGTTATCAGAACAAAGATATCTAAATAATAAAGGACTGATTACTGAAGGGGATGGGTCTGACTTTAAAAAAGCCTTGCTTGCTGGTCCATGGGAATTTCAAGATTTTTTATTTAATATAGAAGAATTTAATAAATATAAAACGCCAGAATGGGGAGATTTAGAAACCCTATTTGATATACCACTTAATGTATGGAATAAAGTATTAAACAGAAATGATAATGAAGCCACTATAGAAAAAATGAATGATTATTTTGAACCCTATACAATAGGTCTTTACTTTAAAAAAAGTCATCCAACATCTGGTGGTTATTACGATAATCTTCATAATACTGATTTTGTAACTGTAGGTCAATTTATATAATAATAACAACTAAAATTAAACTTAAATCAAATGAAATGTAATTGTGAAGTATGTAACTGCAATTCTTCTTGTAATTGTGATTGCTGCAATTGTTAATAGGGTGTACATAAAACTTTACTTGTGATATTTATTGTTTATATTATATTTGGTAACTAAATGACCAATTATATAATATAAGAAGGACTGAACAACTAAATAAAATAATTATGAGTAATAAAAAGCCAAATGTGTTCCCAACACAGGAACAAATTAATCAAGCCAATGAAACTGGTGAACAAATTAATAATCAGTTTAAGGAGGAGAATAATATCACAAATCAACCTATTTCAGAATCTGAAGCCAAAGCAGCCGCTGAAATGAAAAAAAGGACTGAAGAACAATTGAAATTGAGAAATGAACAATTGAATAAAAATCAAGAAATTTACAATCAAACTGAAAAAACCAGAGAAGAAAAGATGAAAGAAAAGCAAATTCATGCTTGGGATAATAATCATACACCACCAATTTACCCAACAAATAATAATTATGGTGGGGGAGATGATGGTTTCCAAAATAACAATACCCAAACAATAGAATATATTAGTCAACCACAAATGAATCAACCATTTGATGTGTTGCCATTACCTTCTGAAGGTAAATTATATCCAGGAAGAAAAAGTACCGTTAAGGTTGCGTATTTAACCACAGCTGATGAGAATATACTTACATCACCAAACTTAGTCGAAAGTGGTGACTTTTTGGAGATTCTCATAAATAGAAAACTACTTGAATCAAATATAAGATATAAGGATTTGCTACCTGGAGATAGGAATGCAATTATGATTTGGCTTAGAGCCACTGGTTATGGTGAAATGTACCCAGTTCAGATATATGATGAAAGTACCGATGAACCATTTGAGACTGAAATTGATTTAAGTAAATTAAACACAATAAAGCTTAATATTGAACCAGATTCGGATGGGTTATTTAGTTTTATATTACCATTGTCAAAAGCAAATTTAAGGTTTAAATTACTTACAGTAGGTGATATTGATAGGCTTGAGAAAATAGTGTTGGCAGATAAGGATAATTTAATTAATCAAGAGCAAACACTTATCCTACAAAATCAATTGGTTGAGGTTAATGGAAATAGAGATAGAAATTTCATAAATAACTTCGTTAATAATATGAGAGTTATGGATACACAAAAATTAAGAGAGTATATATCAAGTATTGATTGTGGCGTTGATATGAATATCACCGTTAGGACTCCTGGGGGTGGGTCCATAAACACCTTTCTTCCCCTTACAACAAAGTTTTTTTGGCCTAACGCAAACATATAAGAAATCGTTACTTGAAGAAATTTATATATGTGTTAAACATATTGGGATGACCTATCAAGATGTATTATCAACCCCGACATATGAGAGGAAATTTTTCTTATCAACATTAATAAATGAACATAAGAAAAAAAATGAACAGGCTGAGGAAACAAAGCATAGGGGTGCCAAAGGGTCAAGGTCAAAAACGATAACGGGACAAACCTTAAAATCAAAAATGAAGAGTGGAGAGATACCTAGCTAATTTAGCTGGGTATTTTTGTTTTTACTAGATATTTATTAATTAGTTGGTTCGCACCAATTAAAATAATTAAAACTATGAAACAAAAATTAATATTAACGGAGTCTCAATATAATAGAATATTTAACTCTAAAAAAAGAAAATTGGTTATAACTGAAAGCCAATATAATAAATTGTTATCTGAAATTGAACTTAAGAATAATTTGGTTGGTGGTGATATGCTTAAGGTTACACTTAAAAGTGGTACTGAACAAATATTAAAAATAGTTAATGGATTTTCAAATCAAATTTTCATGATTGATTGTAACAACGCTATTGATAAAAATTATATATATAAATTAATAGATTATTCTGAGGAAAATTTAAAAATAAAGACACTTAAGGTACATGTAAAACATGTTAATGATATCAAAAAATTTAAAAATAGTGTTTCTGATAAAACCATATGGAAACCATATACCTTTAATCTTTTAAAAGAACCAGAAATATTAAAGGATAAGGCCGATGAATATAAATGTACGTTGGATGATGTTATTAATGTTTATAAAAACCCAGAAACAGAAGATGACGGTAACTTAGATGTTAAGGGTGATAATATGAAGGTTGATATTGTTAAAAAATTTAAAACAGACATTAATAATCATTTAAAAGAAAATCAATGGTATAAGATAAAATTTAGTGATGGTTCTACTATTGATTTCAACATTTATCAAAAAGAGGGGTCAAAGGTTTCTATTGATTTTGATGATGTTGATAGTGTGATAAAAAAATATAAAGGTAAGGCTGAAGAGTTCATTGCACCAATTAGAGAGTTTATAAAAAAAATAAATACGGTCTATTCTTATTATATTACTTTCGACATTAATGATATAACCAATTTTGAAAAGAAAGAATCATTAAAAGAAGAGGAAGGTGATGAATTAAATGTTAAATTTGATGTCCCAATTTCAGTAATGTATGAAAAGATAGATGGTAGTCCAGAGGCTAAAAAATTCCCATTAAATAATGTATATGGAATTAATAAGATATCAAAACCAAAAGATTCTGAAGATGAAGAAGATGAAGATATGTCGGATGAAGAAGATGAAGATATGTCGGATGAAGAATTTAGAGAATATATTAAAAATGATGAATTTATTAAAAATATTGTACTTAAACAACCTGGACCTTTTGTTAGATTTTTAGGTAACTATAGGGGTAAGGGTCTTAAAGCAGCTGAAGATGCAATTAGAAAATTTAAAACAGATATTAAATCAAAAAAAGATACGGGAGATTATCCTGGTAAAGAATTTGAAACTGGTAAGATAATAACAGGTCAATTAACACAGTTGAATGATTTAATTACAATATATGAAAATTTTAAATTAAAGGTTGGTAAATTAAATATTTCTAAAGATAGTAAAATAAAATTATGGAGTAATATAAATAATGATTCATATGATATTAATGGTAATAATGCTAAGTACAAATTTTTAATTGGAAAAAAAATTGAAGATAATTTATATAGGGTTGAAATATTGGAACGTAAAGAAAAGACCAATGAAAAAAGAAAAATTATTAATTCTACATTAAAGATAATTGATTATGGTAAAAAGAAATAAATAAATGGCTGACGATAAAGATAGAAATGAAAATTTAAGAGAATTAGGTAGATTAAGACAAGAAGAGCTTAACCTAATTAAAAAAGCTGAAACTAGTGTTAAGGCTAGGTTAGAACTTGCTAAGGAAATAAGATTAATTAATAAAGATATTGCTAACTCTAAAAAAGAAGAAGCAAAGTATATAAAAAAGATTAATGAACTTGAGAAGGATGGTACTGATGAAGGTAAAGAACAATTAAAAAACGCAAAAGTTGGTTTAGCGGCAGCAATAAAATATCGTAAAGAACAAGAAAAAAGCCTAAAAAAGAGTAAAGAAATACTAAAAACAAGTAGCAGAACTATAGCGGTACTTAGGTCTGGTAAGGGTTTACTTAAGAAATGGGGATGGGATAACCTTAAGAAATGGGGTGTTTTTGAGATGGACAAAGAACTCAGAAATGCTGCAAGAACTATTGGTGTTAGTAGTAACAAATACACTGGTTTTGCGAAGAATTTATCTAACGCTGCCCATTCAACAACAATGATGGGGGTTAACTTAAAGCAGCTTGCTAAGATACAAGGTGGTTATAGTGATGGGATAGGTAGAGCAACAATATTAACGGAAGACGGGGCTATTGCGATGGCTCAAATGGCAGCTGGGACTGGATTGGGGGAACAATTTGCTGTTGAGATGGCCGTAGCTATGGATAATTTTGGTGTAGGAGCAGAAGCCAGCAGAGATATGGTTGCAGATACAATGAACATCGCTGCGGAGATGGGAGTAAGTGGTGGGAAAGCCGTTAAAACACTCCAAAAAACACTTCAAATGTCTCAGAGGTATAATTTCAAGGGTGGTGTTAAATCATTGGCTAAAATGGCTAATTCTGCCGTTAAGCTGAAATTGGATATGGATGGTATTGCTGGTGTGGCTGATAAGGTATTTAGACCAGAGGGGGCAATAGAATTGGCGGCACAACTTAAAACCATGGGTGGTAATTTTTCAAAGATTGCTGACCCTATGCAATTAATGTTTAAGGCTAGAAATGATTTTGAGGGATTTGCTAAGGATATTGGAAAGGCTTCTGCGGAATTTGTTGAATTTAACGCAGAAAGTGGTGCATTTGAAGTAAAGGGAGGGCTTGCAAGAGACAGAATGAGAGAGATTGCAAATATGACTGGTATTAGTGTTGATAAGCTTCAAGAAATGGCTGTGGCACAAAAAAGAATTGATGCTATTGGTTCTATAGTGCCACTTGATTTTGATGATGATGATAAAGAACTTATAACTAGTTTAGCTGTAATGAAAAAAGGGCAATGGATGATAAATGTTGATGGGCATGATGAATTAGTTAAAAATTTAAGTCTGGAAAATAGAAAATCATTAATAAATCAAAAAGCAACATTAAAACAAAGGGCTGAAGATAATAGAACATATACGGATACGCTTGAAGATTTATATAGTATGTTGCAACAAATGTTATTACCAGTTGCTATTGCACTTAAAGAAGCTTTAGGTAAACCATTACAAGCATTTGTAGATACATTAAATAAAGATGGTGTCACAAAAAGAATAACAGACTGGACTTTTAAACTTGTTGAAGTAGCAAAAGACTTTGGTAAATGGGCTATTGATAGCATACCAACCATTAAACAATTTGGCAAAGATATGTGGGGGTGGATTAAATGGGGAAAGGATTGGGTTGTATCCATTTATAAAACTTTGGGGCCAGGGGGTAGCCTTGCGCTACTCATAGGTGGTTCTGCGGCTCTATGGGCGTTAAATGGTGCTGCATTTGGTGCTGCCGCTAATCTTGCTATGGGTGGACCAGGAGGGATAGTAAAAGGTTTGTGGGGTGCAATTAAAAGTGGTAGTCTAATTAATGAAAAAATGATGGTAAAAGGGCTTAAGGCTGGCGGCATTGCTTTGGCGGCAAACTTTGGTAGAAATTATATACCAGAAACCCTTGGTGGTTCAGAAGGTAATTTAGGTAAAGGAGTTGGTGTTGCGGCTAAAGCCGCAGAATATGCGGCTTATGGTTCACTTTTGGGCCCATGGGGGATGGCGATTGGAGGGGCTCTTGGTGCTGGTAAAGGTGTTTATGATGAATTTTTTGCTAATGATGCAATAGTTAAATCAAGAAATATAAAACAAATAAATGATGGTATTGTTAAATTTAATCCAAAAGATAAATTTTTAACTATTGGTAATGATACATTGGTTGCTGGAACAAATGCTGGTGGGAATAAAGATATGGCTAAAGCTATAGCTGGTGGTTCAGATAAGATGACTGTAACACATGAACATAAACCAATTAAGATGACATTTGAATTTATTGGTTTGTCTGAAAATACAGCAAATGAATTGATAAATAATGATAGATTTGTAAAATCACTTAATCTTAAGGTAAAAGAGGCAACTGCCAACGTATTTAGTGGGGGAAAACCCAATCCAAACCCTAGTTTTTAATTTTTTTTTTAATAAATTACAAAAAAACATTGATTTTGTAAAAAAAAAACGTATTTTTGTAAAACTTTACTTAATAATATATAAATAATATATAAATAATATATAAATAATAAATAAAAAATAAATAAATAATATATAAATAATAAATAAATAATATATAAATAATATATTTAAATAATATATAAATAATATATTATAAAGAAAAAAAAAGAAATAATATATAAATAATATATTTAAATAATATATAAATAATATATTATAAAAAAAAAAAAAAAA